ATTACAAAATCAATATCATCTTTGGACATATCCTTACTTGCATCAAATAGCAGTTTAAGGTTTGGGTTATCTTTTACTGCTTGTGCGTATTCTGACACCTTTTGATTATTGTAATAATGTAAACCCATTAAATCTTCTGGTGTTGTATTTAAAGCCTCAGCGAATGCAAATATTTTTGATTGAGCCAAATCAATTTTACCGCTTTCAATTTTAGCGATACTGGTTCTATCTTTATAACCAACTTTTCTTGCTAACTCATCTTGCGACATTTTCAAGTTTTCTCTTAATGTTTTTATATTGTCATATAGTGTCATATCAAATCACCTCTTAACGCTATTATCCATTATGATTTTAAATGTAACGTGAAAAAAAATCAACTTTTTTAGGAAAAAGTGTTGACACATATTCACCATGAATGTTATATTATGAGTGTGAATTAAATTCACACATAACAAAATACGAAAGGGGGTGTAGAATGGACACACTCAAAGAAATTATTAATGCTAAAGGTTTTAAGTTAAACTTTGTGGCTAGTGAGTTAAACATCACTAGAAAGGCTTTGTATAAGAAGTTGCGGGGTGATAGCGAATTTAAAGCTAGTGAAATTGCACGTTTGGTTGATATGTTAAGATTGACCAGTAAAGAAACAAAGAATATTTTTTTAAATAATATAGTGAATTAAATTCATCACATAGAGGTGATTAGATGCTAGTACGAAATCAAACGGATCTAAAACTAGCCAACAAACGATATGACAAACATCCACAAGATTTGGATGGGCTGGACATAACGATGAGTACGCACAATACTGGCGGAAACTCATCAAGGCTAAATGGCATAAACGAAACCAATCAAGATGGAATAAGAAAGTTATTCTATCTTGGGTAAAGTTAGCTAGAATGGCTGATTTACACGCAAGGAACGAAAAGCGATGGAGAGCCTAGTATACACGGCTAACCAAGTAGCGGAACTATTTCAAATTTCACTAACTGCAGTATATGACCTAAGAAATAAAGGCAAGCTAAAACAACTACCGAATGTAAGCGGCGTGAGGTTTAGTAAAAAAGAGGTTGAAGCACTTGCAGGAGTTGAAAGTGAATACTCTGCTATTGGTTACAGAAAATTAAAAAACGAGGTGGAGAGATTAGAAAAAGAAAACCAAAAGTTAAAGCGTGAAATAAAAAAAATCACCAGCCAAATGCTAGTGATTGTAGGAGAAGATTTGAATGATTAAGTTATGTTACGCATTGCGCACCATTGCAGCGATATTAGTTGTTGGTGGAATGGGAAGTCTACAGTTAGACACGATAGACTTTTGGACATTCTTTTGTCAAACAATGTTAGGCATGGTGGTGTGGATATTAGTTGGATATTGGTTAGATGATATTCAATATTACGAAAAGAAAAAAGTCCGTTGTGAAAAGTTTTAGAAGAAGTTTCAACGGACTTAGTAGAGAGTATGTGAAATATCTCTACTTATATTTTATCACAAGTATAAGGAGAATTTAAATGCCAAGTTTATATGAATTAAATAAAGATTACAAAGAACTACAAGCGATGCTTGAAGTTGCTGAAACCGAAGAAGATATGCAAGCCATCCAAGATACTTTGGATATGTTAGATTGCAGCATCGATGAAAAAATCGAAAATACTGCAATGTTTATCCGAAATATTAAAGGCGATATTCAAGCATTTAAGGATGAGGCAAAACGGCTAAGTGCTAAAGCTAAGACTTTAGAAAACATGACTGAACGATTGAAAAATAACATTGATCATGTCATGAAAGAAAACCAACTAACAGAAAAGAAAGTTGGACAATTCAAATGCTACTACAAAGAAAGCGAAACAGTAGAAATTGATGATTTGTATGCATTACCTGATGAGTTTAGAAAAACAACAATTACTGCCGATAAGGTGGCAATTAAGAAAGCAATCAAAGCAGAACAAGAAGTGGCTGGTGCAAGAATTGAAAAGCACATGAATTTGCAGATTGGTTAGGTGAAACATGGAAAACATAGAAAAAATAACTGATAGCCAAGTAGTTTTAACTCAAAGGGTTGGTGATATTCAACATAAGTTGAAAGCACCTAAAGGACAATACAATTCCTTTGGTAAATACAACTATCGCAGTTGTGAGGATATTTTAGAGGGTGTTAAGCCGTTGTTGAAAGAACACAACTTAGCACTTCTTATCGATGACGAAATCGTACAAATTGGTGAACGATACTATGTGAAAGCTACCGCAAAAATTACGGATGGTAGAGAGTTTGTAAGTGCGACTGCATATGCAAGAGAACCTGATACAAAAAAAGGTATGGATGAAAGCCAAATTACAGGTGCTACATCATCTTACGCTAGAAAGTACGCACTCAATGCGTTGTTATGTATCGATGACACAAAAGATGCTGACACCATGGACAATAGCAAAAAGCCAGTACAACAAACACAGGAAACTGTATACAACTGGCAAACTCTAAAAGCTAGAGCTACACAAGGTGGTATTAGCGAAGAAGAGTTAGTGCATTATGTAACCGAAACTTTCAAGGTAAGCAAACCAGCAGACCTAAAACAAGACCATTACCAACAAGCATTTAACTGGGTTAATGCTAAAAGGTATGCACAACGATGAAGTGGACAACAAGTAATATTGAAACACTCCGTAGTCCGCTAGGTGTAATGGTAGTAATACCAGCACCACATGACAATGATCTAGCAAAACTAGATAAAGATAAAGAATACGTGATTGAAATCAAAAAGAAATCAAAATCACGCAGTATGAACGCTAATGCTTATTGCTGGGTTCTATGTCAAAAGATAGCGGAAGAGTTAAGCAAGACTGGGTACACATCAAAAGAGGATGTGTACCGAAAAGCAATCAAAGATTGTAGCCACTTTAGTTACGTACCAGTACGTGAAGATGCCATAGAAAGATACATTCAAATATGGCAAGGACACGGACTAGGCTGGTTAGCGGAAGATGCTGGCGAATGCCAAAGTCTAAAAGGGTATCACAACATAATGTGTTACCACGGTTCATCGGTATATACAACTGCAGAAATGCAACGGCTTATTGACTGCTTAGTTGATGAGTGCAATCAGCTTGGAATAAAACTTGATGATAGCGATTATATCCAATCATTGGTTAAGGGGTGGGAGAGTGAACAACAGAAAGAAAAGGGATAACAAATTATATTCAGTAACACGAAAACAAGCCTATGAACGTGATAACGGACAATGCGTTATATGTGGCTACAGGGCTGAACAATGCCACCATATAGTGTTTCGTTCACAAGGTGGTTTAAGTGAGTTGAGAAATCTAGCTTGCTTGTGTATGCAATGCCACAATCAAGCACATGGAGTGTTCGCAAAAGAGATACGTAAACACTTGTTAGAGGAAATAGAAAAGAGGACAGATGAGTATGAACAAAGATAGATTTGGTGAATATGAAAAATTAGAAATGTTAAGAGCATTGATTAATGCTAGAATTTGGTACTTTGAAAATAAGCAAGGGGATAAAAATTACCACCAAGACATAATCGATGAATATAAAATGTTGGACAATGTTGTGTGTGCTGCTTTGAACCCTCTTTTACGTGAAGCGATTGATGAATTAGTAGGAAAGGATAGTGCATGGCTGAAAGACGAATGATGGCAAAGTCCATTATTAAATCAGACCAATTCCTGGATATGCCAGCTACAACACAAAACCTATACTTTCATATGTTGCTAGATGCAGATGATGATGGGTTCGTAAATGCACCTAAATCTATCATGCGGATAGTTGGTGCTAAAGAAGATGATATGAAGTTGTTAATAGCTAAACAATTTGCAATTGGGTTTGGTAGTGGTGTTATTGTAATCAAACATTGGAAGATACATAACTACATCCAAAGTGATCGTTACAAACCAAGTATCCAACCTGAAAGAAAGTTGCTAGATATTACTGCAAATAAGGAATATCAGTTAAATACAGACCATGTATCCACAACGGATACAGAATGTATACAAGATGTATCCATAGGTAAGGTAAGGTTAGGTAAGGCTAGTATAGGTAAGGTTAGGTTAGATAAGACTATAGAGGACGAATGTGAGAAACCACATTCACCAAAACGTAAAACTTTTACTAAACCTACCATTGATGAAATACAAGACTATTGCATTGAACGTAATAACAATGTAAACGCTGAACAATTCTTTGACTACTACGAAAGCAACGGATGGAAAGTAGGAAAGAACTCCATGAAAGATTGGAAAGCAGCGGTTAGGACTTGGGAGCGTAGTGAATACAGAAAACCTAATTCTAAAAAGAATAGCAAGGAAGATGCAATCAACGTAGTAAAGGAGTTGATGGAAGAATATGCAAACGAACAATTTGAGGACAACAACGGCGCTATCGATGTTACAGATAGCGTGGTCTACTGATATTCCAAAAGAACGTATGAAGTTGTATGTATCTATGCTTGCTGATATTAACCCTGTTACATTGGAGCAAGCGGTGGCTAATTTAATAAACCGCAGTAAGTTCTTACCTAGCATTGCAGAAATTAGAGAGGAATGTTCCGCATTAAGTGCCTTTGTAAATGCACATGAGGAACTTCCTACTGCACAAGATGCATGGGAAAGGGTGTATCAAGTAGCACGATCATATGGCTACGAAAAGGGTTTAGACAAATTAGAGGGTTTAACAAAGCAATGTGCCAAAGCAATATGGAAATCGTTCGACCCTCAAAACGGCGATAACTTCAATGAAACATCATGTAGGGCGCAGTTTGTAAAAAACTATGAAGTGCAAGAAACAAGAGAGCGTGAACGATTAAGATTGTCTAATTCGATTAAAGACAATCACTTGCTACTTAAAGCAAGAGAGAAAGCAGAACGTGAACGTGCATTGATTGGTGCTAGTCAAAAGCAAATAGAAATGACCTCTACAGGTAACTTAGTAGAAGTAGCTAAAGAACCAGTAGATGTAACAGAAATAATCAACAAAAGCAAAATATCCGATAAAGGTAAAGAATTATTAAAACAGGCAATAGGGGGTTAAATGTGAGGGAAAGAGTCAAAGAGTTTGATGTAAGCGTGAATGTATCATTCAATGTTAGTTTTCAAGTGCTGGCTAACAATGAGGCACAAGCAAGAACTAAGATTGAAAACTTACTTGAAATCATGCGGAATGAGGCAACAGTAGATTGCCACATTCACCCTAGCTACGATGTGTTTATTGATGATGTAGAGGCTGAACTAAACCAGCTTAGTTATTGGTAAGGGGGATAAATGCTAAGTAAAAAACGAAAGATGGTAATCACTATTGAGATACCTCTAAATGTGGAAACGCAAGAAGAGGCAACGCAACAGATGCAAATGATTATGAAAGCGGATGCACGAACCTTTGAAAGCCTAGAGGAAATCATCAAGGTATATAAAGGTACGATGTGCATCGAACAGAAGATATAGGAGGAATGAATGAATACAGTACAGATTTTAGGTAATTTAGCACGTGATCCAGAAGTCCGCTATACCAAAAGTGGAAAAGCGGTAGCAACATTCACAGTCGCAGCAAGCAATACATACATTGACAGTAACAATGAAACAAAAGAACAAACTGCATTTGTAAATTGCGTAGCATGGGGTAAAACAGGTGAAGCGGTAGGAAACCTAAGAAAAGGCAATAGATGTTTTGTAGAAGGTCGATTGCAAACACGTTCTTATGAAAACGCAGATGGGCAGAAAAAATATGTAACAGAAGTTGTGGCTAACTTTGTAGGTACATCATTAACAAATGATGAAACTGCATCTAGTAACTTTGATAGTTTTGAAAATAATGGTATGGATGAAAATATTCCGTTTTAAGAGGTGACTAACATGGATGAATACAAAATTACTGGCTATGTAAAGATTAGTTTTTCAAAAGTTGTGAAATGCGAAAGTTATGTTGATGCGATGGAAAAAGCTGAAGAGATTTCACGTAACGAAGATATTGATTTTAGTGAACTAAATGATTGGTATGACGATGTGGAAGTTGAAGAGGTAGAAGAGTTGTAGGAGTGAGTATCAATGCTAGTTAAAGATGAAACAAAATATTGTTGGTGTGAAGATGAAGTAGCTGGTGAACCGAAAAATAGCATTAAAGAGGCTATCGAAGATTATGTCAATAATGAATATGACTACGGTGATTTTGATGCTTTAAGTCGAGAAGAATTATTACAAACAACAATAGAGATAGGTCATCCATACCGATATGTACCTGAGGTAGATGGTGAACGTGTGATTTGGAATGTGTGTGATTACAACTTAAATGATGAAATTGCAGAATATTCAGATGATTACATGAAAGATGTTAAAAACGAACACATGGATGAATTAAGCAGAGAACTAACGAAAAGGTAATTCCAATCGCATGGGAAAAACGTCATGGGTACGAAAAACAAAATCATGGGTTGTACAAGAAACAAAAACTTATTGTATTGAAGATTATGTAAAGGAGTAAGTTTTAACAACAAATGAAAATTCTTGATGCGTGTTGCGGTTCTAAAATGATTCTGGTTACAATAGAGAACATGAAGAAACTGTTTATATGGATAACCGCACATTAGATACAACACTATGTGATGGTAGGAAGTTGATTGTACAACCTGATGTGATCGCAGATTT